GTCTAGGCCCATACCGCTCTCATAGAGAGTGGAGGAGGAAACCTCTTAGGTCTCACCCTCCTCTGTTGGCGACTAAGTCGCCCCTCACCGCTATGCGGTTATTCATAGTATTCTATGAACGCTCCATCTATTTGGAGTAACCTGTGACCTGTGTCACCTTCCCCTCTACGGGTAGATAGGATCATTATCCTATTATATCTACCGTCTCTGCGCCAGTAGAATTCACCATCGAGATCGATGGGGTCATTATCATGTTGATAATCCGCCCAGGATATTGCCCCTGGGTCCTCAATAACATCCATATCTTGGACGCTCTCCCCCGAGTATGGGGGGGCTTCGTAGAACATCCCACTGGTGTAGAACACCGGTTTGACTACGAATATAAGTGGTTTACTATAACCACGCGCATAGAGTAAATCCCCAATGCGTTGCGCGAGCTTTAAGTCGCCGGACACCAATACATAGTACTGGTGTAATTCAGAGGTTTTCCTCTGGTCCAACTGGGCTATTATCCAGCTGTCGGATTCCATAAAAAGATGGATACGATCCCGGAATTCATGCGGGATATTATAGTTCTCCCACCTTAGTTGTGGTAGAGCTTCATCTGGGACTCTGTCCCTAATAAGGAGATTGTTACGCGCATACTCCTCCCACTCGTCCCTTTCACGAGTGTCTTTAAAAGGCCTCATTCTAGGCTTTAAACCGAGATTCAGATATCTCTCTTTAGACATCACTTGTGTGTCTATAAAGAAGTTTTCTTCTTCTTCTGGACTAAGTCCAGGGCTTCTCCATCTATTGAGAAGTATTGATAGGTGTTCTATCGATGTCCTGACATTGGTCCGCCCAATGTCTACTTCCGGTATCGGAAGTGATAACTTCCTGGGTTCTCTCCCAGAAAACAGATCATTATAATAGATCCTCTGTGCAATGTTCATAATTGCATTAATTGGTGTTGTTAGACACCGGAGACTTCCTAACAGTTTCCTCTCCGTCTGACTCTTAGGTCGGACGATCCACTCCTCCGGAATGAATTGTGATACCTGGTCGGTATTTACGATCCAAGAGGATCGATTAACGAAAGATACTTCTCTCGTAGTTTGGGTGTATTTCCCAATACATGTCTTCGAGTAGTTTTGTTCCACTCGGAAATGCATCTCACGACTTCGTGGGACTTTGTCCATCATCATCAAGATGGTCTCGGGGTCATTTAGAAAAGACCCATTCCCGCCTAATATTTCGGGTAGGAAAGGACAGTAACAAGTATTGTCCTGAGGTAACCAGATATTCTGGCCTATAATCGCCCGGGTGTACATGGGCAATAACTTTGCACTGAGACTTGATACCCAGCGCGCTTCTTTACCAAGTAAAGAGAATTTCCCTGCTCTTGTGTAGGAAAAACTGTCCGTCTCTAGATGGACATCTAAAAGTAGACGTATCCTAGGATAGTCTATGTAGGGGGGGGCTCGGCCCCCCTTCAAACACGAGGCTATCGTATCGGCCTCGTATTGGGGGATAATCATCCCCTCTTCGCAGTAAAATACTCCGATTTTTGAGATGAATGTATCATCTTCTGAGATGCGGAAGTCCATCCTCCGCAACTCTAGGAGGTGTGCCTCACACACTTCCCTGGTTCCCAAACGGACCACGTCATCACCGACACAACTTCCCGGTGATTGGCATACTCTGTATGCATAATCCTCTGCTATTGTTAGCAGGACTTTGGTGAAGGGATCTCCCATCATCCAACCCCTGGTCCTTTTGACCAGACGACCATCTTTCATGATCGCAAACATATTGCCATTGTACAATGTTTTGGCAATAATCAGAAGGCCTCTTGGAAGCCCATGGGCAACTCCCATTATAGTGAGTGCCCTCCAGATCTCTTTGGAGACTGACATGTTACCGTAATCGGTAGCGGTTTCAAGGTCTGTTGACAGACCCCATACGTTACCTGGATCTAGATATGTCCAGGATCTCCCCTCATGGGGATTCAGATTTCGGTAACCGAAATTCCATAGGTGGCGAGACTTGGTCATACCACTTACGAGATGCTTATCTCGGATACATGGCGCAAATGCATGTGCCACACAGTGCATGATTGCACTGTAAAAATAACTTCTAACAGTTATTATCCGAGCCTTTGATGGCTCGGCCACGGTGTGGACTCTTACCACACTAAACTTCCACCTATGGTGGAGATATTGATCAATAGCTAAGCTAATGATGTCGGCCGGGTTACGAACAGGCCGTGGAGCTACCTTAGTGTACTCCAATGTATCGAGATTATATTCCCGATGTAGGCACCTGGTTCTTACCAGGTCCTTAATAAAGGCCGTTTGGCCTCCCTCCTCTCTTGTTTTTTCGAAGCAAGAGCTAGGTCCACATGAGATCTTCATACTTGCAGGATCTATCCTGCGAAACTTTACCATACACTGGAAGAGTCTTGCCTGGTCTAAGATGACCGGGATCGACGGAGATGTAATCACCTCCTCGAATTTACGTTCAGATTCAGCCATCATAGCTGAGTCTGCCAGACCAGTAGCTCTAGTCTGAGTTACAAACAAAACTGCTTGTAGCCTTTTATGGGGGTCTTTGCCTCCAATGCGCCGTACAAACTTTCGGCACATATCTAGATATGTCTTCATATCTCTTAAACCTACCGTCAAATCGGTGGAAGTATAGAAGCCTTTCCTAAAGAGCTTCTTGGACTTTTTAAGTCTCCTGATGAACTGCGCAAAGTTATTTGTACAGTTCTCTAAGGCAAACTTTGTTAGTTTGTCCACTTCCTGGTAAGTGAATACCTCTGGATAGAGGCAGAATGGCATGCATATACCATCAGCGGTGGCAAACCACCGTTCAAGGTCGGTGTAACCGGCCTTATAGATCTTAGATCTAAAATGTTTGGAGTAATCTCCACTGTTCCACAGTTGGTTAAGTATAACCCTATATCTCATCTCCGGACTTAGATTTCGGAGGTACTCTGGACCAGAGTTCTGGCCCAAGGTCCTAAGGACCTTAGCGTCGACCTTCCTTACGAATATCGACTGGTTGGACTTGCGTCCAAGTAACTCCTCTCTCCATGAGGAGATATCGGGACCGTAATCGGCCCCATCAACCCAAGGTTGAAACTCCCTGTGCTCAGAGAGCACAGCGGTACGGAACCCAGACCTTGCCCGTGAGGGTAGAGGTAGGGGTCCGCGATTTGTCAT